AATTTTAGTTAAAGTTACGTCAACAATTTTATGAGTGATTTAAAACAAATAATAAGACAAGAGTATATTAAGTGTGCTAAAGATCCGGTGCACTTTATGAAAAAATATTGTATGATTCAACACCCACAAAGGGGCAGAATCAATTTCCACTTATACCCATTTCAGGAAAAAGTAATGGGTCTGTTACAAGATAATCCTTATTCAATAATCCTAAAATCCCGTCAGTTAGGTATTTCTACTTTATCTGCCGGGTATTCTTTATGGTTAATGATCTTTCATAAAGATAAAAACATTCTTTGTATTGCTACTAAGCAAGAAACAGCTAAAAATATGGTTACAAAGGTTAAATTTATGTATGAAAATTTACCTTCTTGGCTTAAAGTAGATTATGAAGAAAATAACAAACTAGCCCTTCGCCTTCAAAACGGATCTCAAATTAAAGCCACTTCAGCATCAAGTGATGCAGGTAGATCAGAAGCAGTATCACTTCTAATAATTGATGAGGCAGCATTTATTGAAAATATTGGTGAAATTTGGGCCTCAGCTCAACAAACACTTGCTACTGGTGGGGGGTGCATAGCATTATCTACTCCCTATGGCACTGGTAATTGGTTTCATCAAACATGGGTTAAAGCTGAAGCTAAAGAAAACGAATTTTTACCTATTAAACTTCCTTGGTTTGTTCATCCTGAACGAGACCAAAACTGGAGGGACAGACAAGATGAATTACTAGGGGACCCTAGAATGGCAGCACAGGAGTGTGATTGTGATTTTAGTACTTCTGGTGATGTTGTGTTCTATCCTGAATACATGGAATTTATAGAAAAAACTACTATTAGAGAACCCTTAGAACGACGAGGAGTAGACCAAAACTTATGGATTTGGGAACCAGCTGATTATACTAGATCTTACA